AATCATTGATCTGCCTGATGAACGCCGCTTGCGTGCGCAGGTAGTCGTCGACCGTTGACGGCGACTCGCTCCCCGATGGACTGTTTAGCGCCGGGGTGGTAGAAAGATCACTGATTGAACTTGGCACGGGCATGGGTCATACTCCTTGCCCGCAAGTCTCCAAATCGGTAAAGCAAAAAAGCCCTCACAGGGAGGGCGAAGGGGTAAGCTGTGACAGACGATCAGTTTTACAGAGTCGCCATCACGGCGGTTCTTGCGCCCCTAGTGTGGCACTGGCTACCGAGCAAGGTTCAAGCCTATCTGCGCAGACGGAAGGACGAGACTGGGCGCAGCCTTTCTAATCGTATTGGCTACGCCTTGGGCCGCTTGCGGTCGAGACGCGACGGCCCCCGTTAGCAGCTTCTGCAATGGGCTGGTGTACAGCATCGCACCACCACCAAGCAGCAGCGGAGCCGTCATCGTGGGGTCAAGCAACGATGCGCCTGCTGCGCCGCCGCTCAGGAATAGCCGCCCTGGCGTGCCGCTATCTGGCACCTTTGATCCGAGCACGGATTTCCCTGCATCACCCAGGTCCTGCATGAGCGCAGACCCGCTAGCAAACCGGCCCTTGTCCTTTGACCTGTCCATTGCCTTGATGGCGTTTTGAAGCTGGGCTGAAGAGAAGACACCTTCCTCCGCTCCGACGCCAGAAGCGGCACGCTGAACACGCTTGAAGTTGGCCCAGGCTGTATTGAGCTTCTGAAGAGCTGGTGCTTGCGCCGGGTTACTGCGTGACAGCCCCTGCCGCAGTTCTTCGCGGACCTGTTTAAGTGCGTCACCCACCAGCCGCTGATCGGCGTCAGTTGATGCGCCTAGCCTGGAGATTTGTTGCGTAAGGTCGGATTCCACCTGCTTCAACGTCTGCCCCGTCATGGCCTGACGACCTTGGAACTTCGACAGAACATCATTGTCCAGGATGCGCTCGAATGCCTTTGCTGCACGCGGGTCCATTGCGCCAGTACGAACCATATTGCGCAGGTTGCCGATGTTGGCAATCAACTGCTGGTCATTCCGCAGTGTCAGATTGGGAAGGAGCTTGTTATATCCGGACGAAATGGCGTCATCAACATATTGAACCGCCTCGCGGCCAACCATGCCGGGCGGCATTTTCTGGCTGATAGGAGCCAATGCCCGGTTGAATGCTGCGTTGTTCAGGTCCAGCGCAGCACGCGCACGCGCCGAAGAAATGGCATCACCGATCACTGGCAGAGAAGTCAACTTCTCCTCCACCCTGTTGGCCATACCCCCCAAGGTCTGACCGATGGTGGGTCGGACACCTTCACTGCGCAAAAGCTGCACATTCGGATTGACTGACGCATTCGGGCTGATGATGCGTGAAGCACCCTTTGCCAAAAGCTGCGCTCCGCCACCAAACGCTCCTCCTGCTGCGACTTGTTTGCCCTTTTCTCCCCAATAATCGTCAGCATCGACGGGAGCAATAGATGCTGATGCAGCGCCCGACAATATACCGCCCAGCAGGCCGGACCCGGCTGGGATAACTCGGTTTGCGGGACTGACGACATTACCCACAACTCGCCAGCCATCCAGGCCCGACTCTCCGCCTGCTGCGCGACGATCTTGATATTCACGCTCGCGTTCACGCACCATCTGATTCACGCCGCCATCAGGGATGCGCGCGACCATGCCCGTATTGTCAGCGAGCCAGTTGTTGAACTTGTTGACCGACCCAACTAGACCACTTGGAAGTGCATTTGTCAGAAGTTGCGCCCCACCGTGAACCGGATCTAGCGCGCCAAAAACCACCTTCTCCAATGCGCCTAGCGGCTGTTTTGGCGGGACGTTCTGAGCCGAAGCTGAAGGCGTGGAGGTAGAGGTTGGTGAGTCCGCAAACTCATATCGCCCCTGTGTGGGCTCATCAATAAATTCATACGCCATCACCGCACCTCTTTCCATGTCATGCCGTCAGAACGCAGCGTCCGCCCCGTCTGCGTATCGCGCACCGTGCGCCCTTTGTGCTGGCTGGCTGGAGGCAACTCGGAAACAGCGGGCTTTCTGGGCTCCGGCTGCCGCTGCGCATGCCCGCCGCTTGGCTTGCGCTGACGCTGCGCCCAAACGCTATCGAAGTCCAGCAGGTTGCCATGCTGCTGTAGGTGCTGCTGCATGGCGTTGGTCTTATCAATGGCGGCTCGGTACTTACGTTCGTAGTCCTCACGTATGCCCTTGTTGGTTGGACCGTCGTTCTCAAGGCTCGGGAGTCCGCGCATGTACAGGGCGACATCGCGGTCGGATGATGCACCTGATCCAGCAGTACGCTGAGCAGGCGCAAGTCGCGCCTGGATTGCGGCCATCTCCATCGAGGGGCCGGAGCGCAAGAGCGACGTGTCAGGCGTCATCTTTTGCCACAGCGAGCCTGTCGAGTTCTCGCGGTTCAGACGACCGTACTCGTTCAGGTCATCCATGACGGATCCGCTATTGGCGATGGACTCTTGCAGCTGAGCAAGGCGTTTGCGGCCTTCCTCGTACATGTCCTTCTGTATCTTGGCCTGGTCCTGTCGGCTCAGGTTCGCCATCCAGGCCGGCATCTGGGGCTGCTGCTGGGCTGATTGAGGCGCAGCAGGTGCCCCGCTGGGCTGAGCGACAGAGCCTCCGAACTGTGCGGCGAGTGCTTGCAAGTCCATTATCGAACCCCCGCTTTCTGCTTGAATTGGTTGGCCGCCTGCTGGCTCGGGAAAGAGAACGTCTGGCCGCCGACCGTGACCGTTACTGGCCCGCCCATCTGTTTCGGTGCAGCCTGCGGTGGCGGCGGCAGCGTGTATGCGTCCTTTGCCTGCTGGCTCTGGACTCCGCTGTTGATGCTGGCGATCTGCGCATTCCTCACTGCCGCCAAGGCATTGGCCGAGATGGTGGGGCCGATGGAAACGAAGTCGGCGAAGCTGCCCTTGTAGCCGTTTTTCACGGCGTACTCGTACTCCTGCACCTTGCTGGGCGCCTTACTCTCGGCAGGCGCCTGCGCAACGATCTTGCCTCCCTTGATTCGCACCTGGCCCTCACCCAGCGTGTACGCCTCAGTGTCCGGCAAGAACGTCTTGATGTAGTCGCTTGCCGGGATGACGCCGCTTCTCGCTGCCTCCCACATCATCTGCTGCGACGGGTCAACTGGTGCGCCGAGTTTGGCCGCGTTGTTGGTTGTCGGACCACCACCGCCACCGAGCGCCGCGCCCAATCGGGATTGGGATGGGTTCAGCGTTTCAAGCCACTTCTGCTGCGCTGCTTGCTGGTCGATTTTGCGCTGCATGTCGCCCATCTGCATGGTGCGGTACTTCTGCTGGAACGCGTTTTCTTCCTGCTTTTCGGCGCGGTCCTGCGCCCCGGCATACCCCATCAGCCCCGCAATCCCGCCGCGCCCCAGGCTGTTGATCGGCTGGCCGCGCTTGGCATTGGCCGCGTACCCGAAGACGCCGGACAGCAGGCCCTGCCCTTCCGGGGTCTTGATGAAAGATGAGAAGTCGTCAAGCAGTCCAGCCATCAGCGGCCACCTTTCATTGCATAGGATGCGAAGTCGCTCAAAGACTGACGACGGCGCATGTCTTCCTCAAGCTGACGCGCTTGCTCTTGCTGGTTGGCGTTGAGCACGCCAGACAGATCGAGCGGGCTGGATTGAACCTGCGGAGGTGGCTGCGGCGTCTCGCTTGAGCCGAGCAGGCCCTTTGCTGATTGGGCCGCGCCCATAGCCTCAGCCGCTGGCTTGACGTAACCCATCAGCCCGCCAGATTGCCCAGCGGTTGCGCTCAGACCCTGAAGCGCTGATGGTGATGCCGCCACACTCAGATTGGTGATGGGCGCAGCAGCCTGCGTGCCCGCAGAACTCAGCAGCCCACCAGTCAATGACCCCGCCGATGTGCCGGCAGTTGCCGCCGTGGTGCCTGCCGCAGCACTTGTGCCGAGCAACCCACCGGCCCCGGCGCCAGCGGCTCCCGCAGTGCCCGCGCCTGCACTGGCAGCACCTGCCGCACCCAAGCCGCCTGCCGCAGCCCCACCAGCCAAAGCAGCCCCGCCCGTCGCCACGCCAGCGGCCAGCAGCGCCAGTTGCACGTCAGACAGCCCGGTTGCCTTCTTCAGCGGCTTCCAGAGCACACCGCCAACGGTGTTGTCCCACAGTTCGCCAATCATCCCCATCACTTACCCCCGCCGCTTGTGGTTGACGTGCTGCCTTGCGCCTGACCGACGACACCGCCAATGGTCTGGAGCTGCTTGTAAGGCGCGTTCTGCTTGTCCTGATACTGCTGGAATCCGAAGTCCAAGTTGTTCTGCTGCTGCTGCTGCTGCAAGTTGCCAGCGTTGAGAAGCTGCCCCGCGTCCTGATACGCGGCGTTGCCGAAAGTCGGCGCCATGCCAATAGCCTGCATCCGGTTGGATTGGTCGGTGTTGTAGGCGTTGCCGTACATCCGAGTCGCAACGTCAGTCAGCCCCGCCGCGTACTGCTGCTGAAGGCCAGAGTTGCCGAACGATCCAGAGTTGACGGCCGAGGTGTTGAAGTTGGACTTCACAGAGTCCTGCGCCTTCTGCACCATCGAATCAAGATATGGGTTCGTGTTGCCGCCCTGAATGAACTGATTCAGGTTCGACTCGGCATTACCCATCGTGGCCGAGCCATTCATGGCCCGGTCCTGAATCATGCCGATCCCCGCGTTCTGCGTGCCGTTCAGGTCTGCATAACGCTGACCGCCGTAGGCCTGCCACGGAGTATTGGCAAGCTCTGTCGCCTTCTGCGTGTACAGGTTCGCCAGAGGCTTGAATTCCTCTGCAATCATCGGGGTGGTTGTTGATTTGCTATCGCCACCACCGCCACCGCCATAAACGCGCCGCCCACCCTCCATGCGTGTGCAGCTTGCGCCGAACGGCTCACCGGCTGCGTACAGATCACGTCTGCTGATACTCATGCGTCCACCTCAAGAATTTGATACACCGGCTTGAAGCCGCATTTCATCGAATACAGGCGCTCTTGCGCCGGACCTGCTGCACAGCGAACCTTGGAGCACCCCAGCGTCTTAGCCATGTCTTTGATGGCGGCAAAGAAGTGATGGAACTTTCCGTTGTGCGCCACCAGATCAGTGACGAACAGAACGCGAACATTGGGCAGTTGATCCACCCGAACCACGCCCCAGCCGCGCACGCCGTCAACGGCATCCATGCGGATCAGGGTGCGCTCCCCACGCGACAAGATCAGCTTGAGCTGATCACCCGTGATCTCCCCGCCTGACGTGTCGCACGCCTCAGCGAGACAGGACGCGCCATCGCGCCAAGCAAGGTCGATGTGTGAGGATGGAATGGGTGTGAGTTGCATCAGCCGCCTGTCAGGTAGCGACACTGGACCCATGTGCCGGGAGTCCCGCCAGAGACGCATTTCCAGCCGTCAATGACGTATTTCGCTCCAGCAGTCCCCAGCTCTGAGGGGGTGTTGTTGGCGACGAAATCACCCCGCGCAAAGGTGCCTGTCGTTGGGGCTGATGATCCGGCCTGGTAAAGCGCGACGGACCGACCCTCGGACAGAGCGTTGACCTGCTGCGCCGCCTCGCGCATCCATTGCGCAGTAGCCGCATCGACGCTCTGGCGTGGGGTGGTGCTGATCCTCATTCCGACCCTTCCGGCGTCAGTTTCAGTGCGTGTCCGAAAACTGTGGCGCGCCCGTAGAAGAAGAATGTGAGGCGGTGCCAACGAGCCGACGCCAGCACATCAAACCGGCCATCTGACATGGTGGCCACGCCACCGGCAGATAGCGCGTCACCCGCGTCGGACTTGAACTGATTCGCCATCAGGCCCGACGCCGGCTTCTCGCCTGGCGCGAATCTGACGCGCACTCCGCTTAGCAGCGAATAACGGTCATCGTCCCCGTAATCTCCGGAGGTGTACCCACACGAATCAGACTCGCCAGTCAGCGTTTGCAGTTGGTGACCTCCGCTGAAGATCGCCAGCGACCTGCCGCCAGATACCCAAAAGCTAGAGTCGAACGAGTAGCCCGCCAACCCCTCAAAGTCGGTCGATACGGACGACATGCCATCGATGGTCAGGCCCGCACCTACGTAGTTCAGGACGGCCTCCGTCACTAGATCGACCAGCCCCCACTTTTGCGTGGTGGTGTGATAGACCAGCGCACGATCAGGGGCTTGCGAGTTCAGCGATGGGAAGAACACCCACACCAACCCGGCCTGCTTGTCATAGGCGCAGCGGATGCGCTCCCGAGCCTGCGGGTTTGAGTTCGCATAGAACCAGTCGCGCACGACACCGTTGCCGATCTTGGTTGGCCTCGCCCCATCGAACAGCCATAAATTGTCAATGCCGACGACGAAGTGAGCGCCACCGGTATCACACCACGCCTCTTGCCCGACACATCCAGCCTCGCCGCCCGGGACCTCTTGCCAGTCCCACACAGCCGGGGCGCCGATGTACTGGCCCATGTAGATGGCGCGCTCTTTGTAGGCTACGGCGTAATCACCGAGCTTGCCGCCAGCAGTCAGGCGGCCCGGGGCGCTCACCAGTCGGCCTGTAGTGGCCTGGGTGGTCGTGGAGGGCGTCCAATCTGCGTCATTGAATGCCGCGCTGCACCACCATCGGTCAGGGCTGTTTCCGAATCCCGCGTCATCGGTATGCAGCGCCATCACAAAGCCCTGAACGGTAAAGATCACCTTGGCCTTTGGGGCACCTGAGATGCTGGAGAATGCCCCTGACCCAGCAGAGCGCTGAATGGGGTCGGCAAGGTTAGCGGCAAGCGTTGAGTCGCCGAACTGCGCAAAGCTCCACCGGGTATCCGCACCGCCATCGTATGCCGCGCCGGACACGTCCACCCACGCCCCCGCTGAAAGCTCGTACAGCTTGCCGGCCGTCCCGGCGAAGATGCGTCGCGTGTCGTCCAGCTTCGTGACCACCGCAGCGCCGATGCAGGGCGCAGCCAACACGGGCGCACCTACCGCATTGACAGGTCTCGGGGCGCCTTTCATGCCGCTTTCATCTGGCACCAAATTGACCACATCCAGCATCACGCCCGGAGTGGTCGGGTCAACGTCAGGCGAGAACCCCAGCAGCTTATCCACGGCGCACCTTCACCTGCAGGCCAGAGTTGGATGGCATGGTCTTGCGCTCGATGAAGCGGCGAACCGCCTCTAGCTTCTCGGCAACCATCACCGTCAGAGCTTGCGCCAGATCACCTGCCCGGATGTACTTGGCCCCCTCAAGGCAGGATGCGAACAAGTACAGGTCAGGGGCGTTGACTGTCAGCCAGTTGTCGGCATTGGTTGCGCTCAAGGCTTCGACCTTGGGCGTGTAATGCAGCGTAAAGGTGACGCCATCACCCGCGCCATAGACGCGGATCTGCCCCGACTCGAAAGCGTAGACCGTAGGCGATGCGCTTGGGTCTGCGTTGCGCTCTGGCTTGCTTTGGTAGTCCAGCGCGTAGGTCGTTCCGCCAACCACGCCTTCCAGCTTGACCAGCGTGCCGAAGTCCACAGGCAGGGGCGCAAACTCACCAGCCATGGTCAGCGTGGCCGTGGTTTGCAGGTCGCGGATGTTCAGTTCGCGAAAAAGCGCAGCCTCAGCCATGCCGATGAACGTGGGGATCTGGCTTGTCAGGTCGGTGCGGTGCAGATACCGCGCCACCTCGGCTTTGAGTTCGGTGTAGTTCATCGCTTGAGGTACGCGTCAAAGGTGGCAAAGGCCGGGTTCGCCTGCACGTACTCGCGCACCTTCTTCTTGCGCTCGTTCTGGTCTTGAATCTGCAAGATATCGGCGTAGATGTGCATGGGGATCGTGGCGACGTGGCGCATTTCGCCCCATCGCTCCCCGGCTGTCGCGTTGCGCTTCTCCTTGGCAAACTCAAGGATCGGGGCGCAGTCCTGCGAGGTGTGCTTGATCACCTCATCGCCCTGATAGATCAGGCGGGTGTGGACACCGTACTGGTCGGTGCCCTCGTCAATCTCGAATGATTCGACCGGCGTCATCGTCGCTTTCCCAGCGTTGGATGTGATGCCACGATCATCCAAACGGGTAAAGCGTGGCCCTATCTAGGCTCCCGATACATGGATTCCATGATTTCAAAATCTCGCGCCCTGCCTTTGTTTGGAACGAAACCAAATCGGCGGTAGAACTGCTCTAGCCTGGCTTTGCTACCGCCAAAATCTGATGACGGGCTAAGGGCTAGCTTCGCGGCATCATCATCGGCCAGCCTGGTTAGCTCACCCATGAACGCGGACCCGCGCCCGCTGCCGCGCATCTCCTTTGGGACGACAACCTTGCTTAATGTCGCCTTATCGCCTCGCTGGAGCAGGGCGAAGTCGATCTCAGGGAATGCATCCTGAAGGGCCTTGACGTTGATCGCCCCAGTCTGAGGATGCAAGGTGCGAGGCGCGGCAGCATTAGCAGCAACCCGATTCAGGCCAGCCGCGATCTGGGGCGCTTTGGCTGATGCGACGATGGGCATCACGCCGCCCACTGCCTCACCAAGAAGGCCAGCATTGCGGTTCTTTGGTTCTGCCGTGAATCCAGCCTGTCGCAGCCAATCAGACCCGCCAACCGGGGTTTTGGACACAGGCAAGCCAGCCTTACCTAGTAGCCAGTTGATCCCATCGACCGGCGCCGACAGGTTGGACGCCGCCGAGTTGGACGCGCCCTGTAAGAAGCTCACGAAATCATCAAGTGTCGCCATGTTCTACCCCTTGCCGGGATGATCCACTTGGGTAAAGCCCATGAAAAAGGGGGCCGAAGCCCCCTCTTGTGGTGATGGCGACAATCAGCCGCCACTCAGGCCATTACCCGCCGGTCAGATCGGCCACCTTGGCAAAAGCTTTAGGCGCACGAATGGCCAGGCCGCAGTCAGCCGTCACCAGCACGCGCTCCGAATCTCCATTCTTGCCAAGTTCCTCGGTACGGAACCCATCCAAGTACGCTACCTCTGCGTAATCTGTGTTGCAAAGATGCACGTCAGTGCTGCCAGCCATCAGGTAATGCGGGACGATTTCCAGCTCACCGAAGTCGGACATGTACACGTCAGCACCGCCGATGATGCGGCCCTGTTCCTTCTTGCTCACCTGATAGCGGTTGACCGCGATACCAGCGAAGCCAGAGAAAACGCCCTTGTGGTTGGGCGACATGATGACCATGCGCGGGACTTCACCCGAGGCAATGTAGGTCTTCTGAACAGCGGACTTCAGCAGCGCTTCAGTGAAGGCGCGGCCCGTGCCAGCGGTCGGGGCCGTGGTTGGGGCGCCGGAGGTCCACGCAGCAGTCGAACCACCCACACCGTGTTCGGTGTTGGCGTTGTTCTGCACACCCAAGCCGCCCGACTTGCCCGCCACCGAAGTGGTGGGAGCGACAGCAGCGTTTGCCGACACAATCATGGCCTCGATGTCACGCTTGATTTCCAGCATCGACTTGGCCTTGATGTAAGCCAGCTCAGAGCCGCGACCGGCCTTCTTGACGATGTTGGCTCGGCGGGAAACACCGGGCTTCTTCGCAAAAATCTGCATGTAGTTGCCCACACGCTCGGTCGCGGTCTGCGCGTCCAAGGTCACATCATCGCCGTCGATCAGCGCGTTGTCCTTGTTGGCGGTCGCCAGAGCGTCACGCTGCCACTCGTGGTACGTGTTGGTGGCGCTCACGCGGCCCACAGCCGACAGCACCGGGGTTTCGGTGGGGCTGGTGTTGTAGATCTTGTCGATCAGGTCTTCGCGGTCGCCCTTGAGAGAGGCTTTCTGGTAAAGATTGGTTGGCACAGCCATGATTCATGCTCCTGTTAACGCAAATAGGATGCAAGGTCGCCCAGCTTGGCGCGGCCACCCTTAAAGCGGCCCTCAAGCTGTTGACTCTTGCGGTCTTTGACAGTCGGTGTAGCTTTTTGGGGTAGCTTGGGCGCGGCATCCACCTTCTTCTGAACGGCAGTTTTCTGCTCCTTCAGTTGACGGTAGGCCAGCGCATCCAGCATCACGCGCACCTGACGGTGGTCAAGCACCTGGGCCAGCTCATCGCCTGAAAACCCGTATGCCTTGCTCACGTCTGAATACGCTTTCGCCAGCTTCTCGCGGTCGATGCCATCCTTTTGGAGTTCTGCCCAGGTGCGCTGGAACATCTCCGAACGGGCCTGCTGCATAGCTTCTGCCTGCCGACGCTCAATCTCTTGACGCTCGACTGCAATCTGCTGATCCAGATGCCCCAGGACAGCCACGATAGATTGGCGGCGCTGGTTTTCTGCTACCCACGCGGCGGGGTCGGATTGCGCGAGCTGCGCCATCTCGTCCTCGCCCCTGAGTCCGGCAAGCTGAACGATTGCGGCCCGACTGGCTTCCGCTTTCGACAGGTAGTCTTGCGCGAACTCGTCATGTTTCGCTTTCAGGATTTCGACGGCTTGATGCTCGCGCTGCGCCAGCTCCTGCGTCTTGCGGGTGTAGTCCGCTTGGCGCTGGTAGCCCTTCACAACCTCGGCTTCGTCAACCTCGATTTCCTGATCCGTGCCGTCATCACCTTTGACGGTGACTTTCAATTTGCGCTCGGGTGCAGGCGTGTCTTCGGCTTCTTCGTCATCAGACTCATCGTCATCAGACTCTTCCTGTCCGTCGCTTTCCTCGTCTTCCGTGTCGCCCTCGGCGGTGGAATCGTCGGATTCATCGTGATCCATGTCCTCGTCAGGCGATTCCGCGTCGGGAGTGTCGCCAAGGAATGAAGCCAAATCGCTCAGTGAATCGGGTGCAGTGTCTGCGTGTCCGCTCATGTCGCTCTCTCTCAAGTCTTTGCTGCGCCCTCAAGTCACCAGGGCGGTAGCGCGGCGCATCGCTGCGTTCGCAAAATGGCGGGTGATCGCCTTAACTCACCTTGCGCAGAAAGCGGCTTGCCTTGCTCTCGTTGCGCTCACGATCCAGATCAATGCGGTGTTGAGCGAGTTTCCCCGTCTCCACCATGCCGGTCAGCATCGCTTCAAACTTGTCTGTGAGCTTGGCAAGCTGGAGAAGCAGCAACTGCCCCTCCCGGTCACGCACGGGGCATTCTTTCCACTGCGCGATCACCTGGCCCTTGAGTTGGCTTATCGCCTCCTGATAGGCCGGGTTATCGAGCACAAGGGATGCTTCGCGTGCGCGTTGAACTTGCTGTTGCTCGGTCATGTGCGCAGTGTGCTCAGAGGTAAAGCGAACATCAGCGGGTCAAGTGATCAGGCCGTCACGCCCATGGCCCGTTTGATTTGGTCCAGCATCTGCCAGCCGTAGCGCCGCGATGGGCACAGAAACCCGCCCTCTCCGTATTCGTTCCATGCGTACATATTGACCACGGGGGGGACACCTGGCGCGCCGCGTGTGCCCGCCAGGGCAAAACCTCGTTGTGTGCGCAGGTGCTGCAACCACTGTTCAGGGCTTGCCGCACAGTTATCTTCGGAGTTGACCGCATCCAGCCCGTACGATGCGTCCTCTTTCCACGGCCGCCGATCCCATCCACAGATCGCAGGCACGAAGAAAGGCAACCCGCTGCCCGACTCGTTCACGATCCAGTCGTCCGCATTGCGGTACACCTCGGCCAACTGTTCAAAGCCCGTCAATGGCTGCGGAAAGCGCGTGTCGTAATCCGCGCCCACGCCCTCAGGCGTCTGCCACCTGTCCGTGTAGGTCCACAGCCTGTTATACCGGGTTGCCGCGTCCAGGCCGCTGGCGTCAATCGCCCCGATGTGGCCGTATTTGTTGCCGATCCAATACGGGCTATCTGATGCCGACTGCGACACGATGAACAGGCCAGGGATGCCAAACACGGCCGCGTGGGCTTTCATCGACGCCAGTGCCTGCGTCATGGCAACTTGGGTATTGGCCAGGCCAAAGACCACCGAAGCCATGCGCTGAAACTCTTGGGTGTCGTGAATGTAGATCACCGGCTTGCCGTTGATCTTCCAGTATTTGCCAGGGGCGCCGTTGATGAACCCAAACCAGTATTCAATCAGGGCGTTGAACTGCGCAGGCGTAGAAACCGGGCTTACCCCGTGGTTTGAGTACTGAATGCAGAACTTTTGAGCTGTTGGGCAGGCCGCGTGCTGATCTAGCGATGCGTGGCACATGTTGCGGTAATTGGTGCCGCCGTCAGGGTCGAACCAGTAAACGTTATGAACGAACACGTCCACACCCGCCGCAAGGGCCTGCTCTTGCTCCCAGAGTACCGATGCCGCACCATCACCGGGCAGGCCATAGACACCCGCCGCGATCTTTTGAGACAGCACGGGCAAACGGTCAGCATAGGGCTGCAACGCCTCCCAGGGGCTTGGCCGGTAGCTCACGCCGGGGGTGATCCACTCGCCATAGTAGAACGCCGCCACCACGCCACCGGCCGCCCGGAATTGCGCCGCCTCTTGGTCCGTGGTGCCCTCCACCTCGATACGCTGCCCATCAGGGGCACGAAGCCACAGCACGTCACCGCTTGCGTTTGTCTCAAATGTGGCGACCGGATTGGCTACTGCGCTAGGAGACGCCCCAACGTCATACGCCACGCACGAATCAACTCCAGCCTTGACGCGCAGGGTCGCACCAGCCGGATACGGTCCATAGGTAGCACCACCCGCCGATGCGGAGGCCAGCACGCCCCGGCCCGCTCCGTCCAACAGCGTGGCGCTGTAGGTGCCCGTCAGGCTGGCGACAGCGATGGATTGACCGGGGGGCACAGCGATTTCCAGGCCCTGCCCGTTTTGAATGATCGGCATTTCAAAATCCGTCTTGGTTGTCTTGCTGTTGCTCGGTCATGTGCGCAGTGTGCTCAGAGGTAAAGCGTCACGCCACCAGCAGCAGCTCAATGTCTTCTTCGTCCTGCATGTGACGTGCCATCAGTGCCACACGGGCCACCTCCTCCCAATCCTGCCGCGCCTCAAGCGTTGGCATTTCTACGGGGATGCCAAGGTAATCGACCATCGACCGCACCACGTCAAGACGGACGACGTCGTGAGGCACAGCCTCGTCCAGTGCCTTGAAGACCTTCGCCTTCGCTTTGGGCTTGGGTTTGGCGACGTTGACAACCTGGCGGGCTTTGTCTTCAGCCTCTAGCCACTCGTCAGCATCCTCCACCGTATCGAAGATATGGATACGCTTGCCGCGCTTCACGTAGACCTTGCGGCTGGACATCTCAAAGCTAGGACGCGTTGATCCCGCTTGATTGCCTTGAGCCTGCCCTGGACGTGTGACCGTGCCGCCCTGGACGGATGGCCGCGCTGTGACGATGTGCGTCTGGACGATGCTCGGCGCGTTGACCGTGCTGGACTGCACCACCGGGCGAGCCGTGACGACCGTGATGCCGCCAACCTCAACAGCCGGTGCGTTGACCGTGGAGCCTTGCGCTACGGCGCGTGCGGTGACGACATGCGTCTGAGTGATCGCTGGGCGGCTGACGGTCTCGCCTTGTGCGACAGCACTTGCCGTGGTGACATGCGTTTGCGTCAGGCCAGGGCGCGTTGTCGTGGAGCCCTGCTCGACAGGATCAGCGGTGACGGTGTGGGCCGCACCACCACCCGCACCCATGTCGAAATAGATTCGACGGCGGGCTGGCTTGAACAGTTGCCAAGGATTACGTGATACCGCTGCTATCTCATCATTGGATAGTGCTCGCTTCCACACAACCGCTAGGACGTTTGCTGCCCCGACTGGCACGGACCGTGGTCCAAAATAACTGAAACCAAGTGACGTATTCGTTAAGGTTAATTTGGCAGGGTCTTCTACACCATCCACAAAAAGGCACGTATCGACACCGTGGCGATGACGCAATACACCGGTGTACATGCTGCCAACTGGCTTGACAAAGCTGCCACCCAATACCCTTGTACCGCCAAGATATAAAGACGCCGATATGGCGCCAGCGGTTGTGCCATTTGCTGACGATATGAACGTGCCGGATGAGTTTACAATATGGCCTAGTTTATAAACGCTTGCACCAGTGCTTATGTTCGTGCTTGAAGATACTATTTCAATAATCAGAAATGTGAAAGATGAGTTGCTGGGGCCGATTTCAGGTGTTGCCAGATACATCTGGCCGAAACTGGTAGCATCTGCAATACCTAAAGTTGTTGCGACCTTAACAGGTCGTTGTAGCTGAAATCCACCTACCGAATATCTTGTCTGACTACCATTAACAGCTTGTATAAGGCCAAATGCCAGCGGGTTGCTGTAATCTATCTCAGATGTCCCAATTGGCTGAGATAGACGCGTGGCTTTATTGGATATCATGCTGTGGCGACGCTGGTGATCTCAGACGGGTAGGCTTCGCACGTGACGGCTTGAGTAGTGTTCCGAGTC